ATATTAAAAAAATTACTTTAAAAAAAATTTTATTAAAAAATCAAAAAAGTTGTTGACAAAATAATTAAATAATGTTATATTTATCTTGTATCGTTTCCTTAATTATAGTTTAATTTCTACAAAAAAGCCCGAACTTGCAAAAAGTTGAGGGCTTTTTTGTTGTGGAAGTATTTTTTTGTTTCCATTTTGTTACCATTAAATTTAATCTAATTTTAGCTAAGTCAATTTTAACGGTTTTTAGGTGTTATTTTATTTCATCAACTACCTTCTTTAATTTTTTGATTTCTTTGTGAATATAAACATCTGATGTAGTCTTATAATTTGAGTGACCAATGATTTTAATGATGGCATCTTTGTCAGCCACGTTATCAGATAATAAGCTCGCAAAAGTATGCCTAGTATCATGTAAACTATGATAAGACAATCCTAGATCCCTAAACAATATCCTGAAATGATTATCAAAAGAATCATAATCATATTCAAGCCCATCTAATCTTTGCCATAAATATTTATCTTTACTGAAATATCTAGCTCTAAATAAATCTAAAATTTTATCTGCGATAGGAACTTTTCTGACTCCAGCTTTACTCTTAGATTTTTCTACTTCAAAATAATATTCATTTAAATATACATCTTTTCTTTTTACTCTTAATAACTCACTTATTCTAAGCCCTGTATAACACAGAATCAAAACCATATCTATTATTCCATGTTTGTTAGTTTCATTATTGCTTATATTATCCCATAAAACTTGTAATTCTTCTTGAGTAATAACTCTTTCTCTATCACTTGTTTTATTACCTTTTTCAACAGTTTTAGTTTTTAAATACTTAGCATAATTCTTGCTGCACATATCATTTAATATTGCGAAATCAAATATCATACTCCAGAAACTTTTTAAAACTCTCAAAGTGCTATTGGTTAGATCTAAACTGTAAAATATATCCTGAAGCAAAATACCATTAATCTCTTTCATTTCCATTTTATGTAGTTTTTTACTTCTTTTAAATTGTGTTTCATAGTTGCTTAAAGTCCCTTTGTTTACATCTTTATCTTTGAGCCATAATTTATATACTTGCTCAAAAGTTATACTTTTCTCTTTTTTCTTATGTATTTTTATATCAGTCTTTTTTAGCATATCTAAGTTATTTGTAAAATATGCTATTCGGTATATCTCTGCTTCTTTCTTAGTTTCAAATACACCCAGAGCCAATCTTTCAAATTTTCCTGTTTCTTCATTAAATCGTTTATTGTCTCTCAAAAGCCATGGCTTTCTTCTTTTTCCAGATAACTTTGAAACAGTTCCCATTCCATTTGCTGCCTTCATAAAAAAAATCACACTCCTTTATTTGACGTACTTAAATAGAGTGTGTTATAATCTAGTTACGAACCAAAAAGATATAACCACTCTTTTTAGCCCCTATAGTGATACTGCGAATATCACTGCTGGGGTATTTTTTTATTAATTATTTCCTAACTTTTCTCTAATCCTCTTAATAGTCTTTTTTCCTGCAACTCCATCTGCAGTAAGTCCGTTATCCCTTTGAAACTCTGCAATAGCATTATCTCCAGTATAGCCAAGAGTAGCTAAATTCTTTTTAATTTCTGCTTTAGACATAGTCTTATTATTTGTAGTTTTTGGACTTTCATAAGGACATACACCATTTGGATGGTCGTGGGCAGGATAACCATGGTGATAATGATACCCACCATTCTTTCTGTCACGATGTCCTCCACTTGCATCAGTTCTACCTGGATGTGAAAATGCTAATAACGATAGCAAAACGAATAATGTAAATAGTTTTTTCTTCATAAAATCTCTCCCTTTTTTTAATTTTTATAAATCAATCATAACTTTAACAACTTTACCATATTCTATAAAATCATCAAATTCATTCACAACCTTATCATCATAAGCTAAATTAAATGAATGTAGAATTAATCTGTCTTTTACTACTTTTTTTTGTTTAACAAAATTTTCATCATTTAAATTAAATGCCCCTATTTCTCCACTTTCAATTTGTATATCCTTTTTTATTATGATAGTAGAGCCATTTGGTATTTTAGGCTCCATACTATCTCCTTCAACTTTTACAGCAAAATATGTTGTTCCATTTTTCTTTAACCCAAAAACTGGAATCATTTCTATAAATTCAGAATTACTAGCTCCATATCCTGCTGAAATGCTTTCATATAAAGGGATCATTATATAGTCAGTATTTACAGTATTCATATCTATATTAGAATCTTCTTGTTTTTTATCTTCCCAGTCATATTTTAGACCAGCTTGATATCTATTTTTAATATCACTTCTTCCCATTAAGTAGTCCATATCGACATTAAAATAATCACATATTTCTTCTAATAATTCATAACTTGGTTTTCTTCTACCTTGTTCATACATCCCTATTGCACTAGGAGATATGTTTAATTCTTCTGCTAATTGACTTTGCGTTATATTTTTTTCATTTCTTAAACTTACAATTCTATCTTTGATTTCAGCCATATAAATCACCTCTTAACATTATTATATACAATACGTGTAAAAAGTCAAGAGTATTTTTACACAAAAGGTGTTGACAAAATTTTTGAGTTATGATACACTTGATGTGTAGAAAAAAATATTTTATTTTTTTGAGAATTAACTACACTTAAAGTTGTGTTAGGAGGTGAAATTAATGAGTATAGGAGAGAAATTAAAAAAATTAAGGGGTGGGAAAAAATCAAAAGATGTTGCAAAAGCTATCGGAATAACTATTTCAGCTCTATCTAATTATGAAAATGACTATAGAATACCAAGAGATGAAACTAAAAGAAAAATAGCAAAGTATTATAAAAAATCTGTTGAAGAAATTTTTTTTGAGAATTAACTACACTTAAAGTTTAGAAAAAAAGGAGGAGTATGGAAGAAATAGTAGAAATTATTAATAAAAAATTTATAACTGAGAATCAAAAAATCAAAAAAATAACTATTCTTCTTGATGTTTATGACGAGAAGACTGAATTAGTTCATGGTATTCTAATAACTTTACCTTCACAGAATAATTCTTTCTTGGAGTTACTAAAACAAGTTTAAAAGAAGGATTAGTATTATTAAAAAAAGGAAGACGAAAACTAACATATTGAGAATCAAAAGGTTCAATTCTTAATGGAATAGTGGCAATATTTTCAGGAGATAGAGAGGTAAAGGTTTTAGAATTTTCTTCTTCACTAATCATTATTTGAGGAACTTTAAATTTTAAGTCGTTGTAATGTTTATTTTTTGGTGAATTATCTACATAAACTTCATCGATAGTTATGGGATGAGCAGAAGAATTACTGATTTTAACTGAGATAACTGCTATTTTAGTAGTGTTAAATGCAAGATTTGGAATATCTTTAGAATTTATTATATAAGAATTTCTTAATGGCTTAATAATTAATTTTGGCAAATAAAATTTGTAATTAAAGAAATCAATAGCTAAAGCTAATGAACCTGTTATAACACCAACAATACTCAATATTAGTTCTAGTTTCATGATAGTTTTCCTTTCTAAAAATATTTTATAAAATTATATCTTTTTATTAGGAGAAAATCAAGAAACAAAAAAGAAAGGAAGGAAAAATGTTAAATAACAAAATTTTAGAAAAGTATTGGTGTAGAAATGAATTAAAAGGACTGAGCTTAAAAAGGGCATTAGCTATTATTCAAATTTTAGAGTTATGGGAGGGAGAAAATGTTTGAATACAAAGAAGCATCAGTAAAAGACATAATTAAATATAAAGTGAAATGGTTAATCACTTTAATCTGGAAGTTCTATAACAAATATGTAGAGCTATATGATTTTAAAGATTTATTTTAAATAAGGAGGCAAAAAATGAGTTTCGAAGTTATGAAAGTTGGAATTTTTAAAGGGTCTAGTTATGTAATTACTCACACAGATGATGGCTTATACAATTGGTACTGTGGGTATGTAGAAGTACCAAAAAATCATATTTACTTTGAGCAACACTATGATAATATCGACGACATAGATTGTCATGGTGGGTTGACTTACAGTGGGTACAGATTTAAAGATTATAAAGATAATGCTTACTACATTGGGTTTGATACAAACCATTTCGATAGTGAACCAGCAAATAACTTAACATTCGTAGAGAACGAATGCTTGAACATAATCGATCAATTAATCAAATTAAATAATTAAAAGGAGGATTTATGGCAAATTACAAAATAACAGTAGATGAAGCAGTAGCCTTATCTGGTGGAGAATTAAATAAAGATGATGTTTATTCTCTAATTCGTGCTAATGAGGTTCCAGGCTGTATCTACAAAAAGAAAAATGAAGAAAATGAAAGAGGAGCTTACTTAATTATAAAAGCTCATTGGCTAAATTTCTTAGCTGGAAAAAGTTATAAAAAAGAAAAAACATCTGCTACTCCCGACCAAAGTTGTACAGATGTTTAAGAGAAAATATTTAGGTAATATTTCACCTAAATTATACACTAATCTTTTGAAAATAGCAAGGATGTGGATAAATGGGAATAAAAGTCAATCAATTTTACATTGATGTAGACTGTCCAAGAGAGTTTGTTTGTGCTTATTGTGGAATACATGTCTATGTCACAGATATAAAAGATAAAAGAGTTAAGTATTGCTCAGCCGTATGTGAGAAGCAATACTGGAGAGAAAAATCAAAGCAAAATGCAGCTTACAAAAAAAGAAGTCGTGAAAAAGTCCTTGGACTTAGAAATTACAGTGCAAAAGGTATGGCAATTAAGTTATATAAAGAAAAGAAAGAAGCTGAGGAAACTGAAAATATAGGAGGAAAAAAATGAGTAATAATCTATTAGATCTAAACTCAAAATTATTTGAACAAATGGATAAACTTAGTAAAGAAAATATTTCAGAAGAAGAGTTAGAGAAGGAAATTAGTAGGAGCGAAACTATGATAAAACTCGCAACTGTAATTATTAGTAACGGTGAGTTAGCTCTTAAAGCAGCTAAGTTTAAAGACGACATGTTGGATGCAACAGCTAAACTACCTAAAATGCTAGAGGGATAGAATATGAAAAAATACACTGATGAAATGATTGAATTTTTGAAAGAAGTTACTCCAGGGAAAACATATAAAGAAATAACGGAGCTTTTCAACAATAAGTTTAATTTAGACACAACTGTAGAAACGATGAAAGGTCTTCTTAGTAGAAAGAAAATCCACACTGGAACTCTAGGGCAGTTTAAGAAAGGCTCTATCCCTTGGAATAAGGGAAAGAAAGGTTATGCGGGAGCTAACAAAACTTCTTTCAAAAAAGGGAGTAAGCCGAAGAATTGGAAACCAATTGGAAGTGAAAGAATTAATGCAGAAGGTTATACACTCATAAAAATTTCTAATGAAGGTGGTATGTGGAAAAGGTGGGCTTTTAAACATAGAATTGTATGGGAAGAACATCATAAAAAGAAGATTCCAAGAGGGTCTGTAATTATCTTTGTTGATGGTGATAGAAGCAATTTAAGCATAGAAAATTTAATTTGCGTAACAAGAGAAGAGTTAAAAGTGCTGAACAAATGTAGATTAATTAGTTCTGTTCCAGAACTTACAAAAACTGGTTTAAACATAGCTAAAATTAAGATTAAGTTAGCTGAATTAAGGAGAGAGAAGAAATGAATATAACTGAATACAATTCTAAAAATACGGGAAAGCAAGTTCTAGTTTTAAGAAAAGATGATATAAAAATTTTAAATCATTTTGCAAGTATTGCAAAGTCTGGAGAACTTAAAGGACTGATAGTTGCTGGAAAGTATGTTGGATTTACTGACACATATAGACTTGCATCTATTAAAGATACTCATGAAGATTTATCTGGAACTTATGCCCCTCTGATATTCCCCATTTTAGAAGAACTAAAAAATGCAACATCTATAGCTGTACTTAAAGATGGAAAAATCGCAGTTCAAATAGAAATGGAAGTAACTGAGTATGAACCTATGAAGGATATAAAAGTTCCTGATATATCTAAAGTAGTTGAAGACTTAGAGTATGAGAGTTATTCTGAGGCATATCCAACTATTAATTTTTCTGAAAATATAGTCTGGAAGATGTTAAAAACTCTAGCTGGCCAAGAGCGTTACAAAAAATACTTTAAGTTTGAAAATGGAAGAGTAACTGTTGAAGCTTATCCAAATGAGGATTCTAAGTTAGTTTTAGAAATATTGGAGCTAGTGAATGATAGAACAAGTTTAGTAACTGATTTAGACTGTAAATACTTAGACTTGTGGTTCAAATGGACTAAAAATAGTAAGTTTGATTTAGCAACAGGAAAAAATAGTAATTGTGCTGTTAAGTTTAGTAAAGACAGTGTTGACTATATCGTTATGCCTTTAACGATGATTAGATAAGGAGAGAAGTTAGAGTATGTTTACATTACCAAAGAAAAGAGAAAAGAGAGTTGCAGGAAGAACTACAGAAGTTATAAGAGTTAGAAATTCTACTCTTGAATATGTTGATGAAATGGTTGAAGAAAGTGGCTTATCAAGACAAGAAATTATAGATAGAGCAGTTAGATATGCTTATGATGATTTAGAATGGGAGGAAGAATAATGAAATTATATGAAATAACAAGTGAAATGAGAGCTTTAGATGAATTGTTTTTAAGTTGCATAGATGAAGAAACTGGAGAAGTTAAAGATGATGGTGTGATTGATATTTTAGAACAAGAATTAAAATTACAATTGCAAACAAAAGGAGCAGGAATAATCAAATCTTTTAAAAACTCTGAAGCAATGTTAAATGGAGTTGATGAAGAAATAAAAAGACTTCAAGCTTTAAAAAAATCTATTTCTAATCAAATAAATAGTAGAAAAGAATACATAGTTAGAAATATGGAAATGATGGGAATCACTAAGATAGAAACTGAACTTGGAAATTTAAGTTTAAGAAAATCAAAATCAGTAAATATCTATGATGAAAGCTTAATAGATAAGAAGTTTATTGAGATAGAAACAAAAGAAAAAATCTCAAAAACTGAAATTAAGAAAGCTATTGAAGCTGGAGAAAATGTTCAAGGTGCAAATATAGTAGAAAAGAATAGTTTAAATATAAAGTAAGGAGGATAGATGAATAAGATAATTTTTATAGATACAGAAACAGGTGGAGTTAATCCAGAAAAAGCTGCACTAATACAACTTTCAGGAATAATAAGAATTGATAAAAAAGATGTAGAAAAATTTAATTTTTACATAAAACCTTTTGAAAATTCAGAAGTAACTGAAAAAGCTTTAGAAGTTCAAGGAAGAACATTAGAGGACCTAAAAACAGATAAATATGTTGAAGAAAAAGAAGTTTATAAACAATTTATAAATATTCTTGATAAGTATATAGATAAATATGATAGAACAGACAAATTTATTGTTGCTGGATATAACGTAAGGTTTGATGTTGACATATTGAAAGCATTTTTTCAAAGACATGGAAATAATTTCTTATTTAGCTATTTAGATTCTTCTATGTTAGATCCTTTGTACTCAATTAGATTATTACAGATAGCTGAGATTTTACCAGTTTTAGAAAATAATAAACTTGAAACTTGGTGCAAGCACTTTGGGATTGAATTAAAAGCTCATGATAGCTTAGAAGATATAGAAGCAACAAAGAAACTTATTGGAAAATTAATCTCATTAATTAGGAAGTGATAAATATGGCAAACATGATAATGGTTCTTGGAGAAAGTGGAACAGGTAAATCTACAAGCATTGAAAACTTAAACGAGAAAGAAACTTTTATTATTCAAGCTGTTGATAAACCTTTACCATTCAAAAGTTTTAAAAAAAGATATTCTTTAAGAAGCAAAGAAAATCCAAAAGGTAATAGATTTATAAGTGATAGACCTGAAATAATTATGAAAATCTTAAGTACTTTAGATAAAGAAAAAGAAATTAAAAATATTATCATAGATGATTCTCAATATATCATGGCAAATGAATTTATGAGAAGAGCTAAAGAAAAAGGTTTTGAAAAATTTACCGAGATAGGACAAAACTTCTATAACTTAGTTGATAAAGCTAATTCTATGAGAGAAGACATAAATGTAATCTTTTTACAACATATAGAAGTTACAGATGATGGAAGGAAAAAAGCAAAGACTATAGGAAAATTAATTGATGATAAGGTTGGATTGGAAGGTAGATTCACTATAGTTTTAGCAACAGAAATTGAAGATGGAGTTTATTATTTTAGAACTCAAAACAATGGCAACGACACTTGTAAAAGTCCTAAAGGAATGTTTGATGAATTAAGAATTCCTAATGACTTAAACTATGTGATACAAAAATCAAATGAATATTTTAATTAATGATAGGAGGAAAAACATTATGAATTTATGGACAGAAAATGAAGAAGATTTAAGAGAAGAAACTAAAGAAGGTAGTAAAACAGTAAATAAGAGTGGAGTTTATAACTGCACTATTGAGGAAGCTTTAATAATAAGTGGAAAGAATGGATCTCAATCTCAAGGGCTTAAGTTAGTTTTAAAAACTGATGAAGAACAATATTTTTATCCAGTTGAATTTTTTAGAAAAGCTGATGGAACTGAAAATGAATATGCTAGAAAAAAATTAAATAAATTAACTTACTTATGTAAATTAAAAAATAAGGACCTGGTTCCAATTGAAAGCCCAAACAAAGTTTTTATTCCAGCACTTGCAGATAAAAAAATTGGTGTAATAGTAGAAGTTAGTTTAAATGGAGATTTTTTAAGATATAACATCATTGGATATTATGATATTCAGAGTAAGAAAACAGCTGATGAAATTCAAAACAAAAAGAATCCAGAAATATATGAAAGATTTAAAAAGAAATTTGAAAATGTTACTCCTGTTGAAAGACCTAATAACTATCAATCAGAAGAAAAAACAGAAGAAAAGAATGAGGAATTACCTGAAGAATTCCCGTTTTAATGGAGGGGAATCAAAATGAAAATAAAGCATTATGGAGATGAGGCAAGACTGGATTACTGTCCAGTCTGCCAAAAAGTTAAAAAAGATAATCCTTGTTTTTCTGTAAATGTAAATAGTGGAAAATATATGTGCCACTCAACTGGAAAAAGTGGACATATAAGTGAATTTCCAGAGATACAAAAAGAGTTAAATATTAGTGGAATAGAAGAAAAAACAGAAGAAAAGAGAATTTATGATTTTTCTTCTTTAATAAATAACTCAAAAAAATTAAATAAAAAATGGCTTGAATATCTAAAAAGTAGAGGTATAGAAAACGAAAATAATATCAATAAACTTTATAGAATGGGTACTCATGAAAGTATGATGATACCTGTTACTAATGGAGAGACAGTTGTTGGGATTAAATACAGAAGTTTAGATAAAAAGCTATGGAGTGAGAAAGGTAGTTGCTTAGACTATCTTTTAAATTGGCAAAATATAACAGATTTTGAATATTTAGTAATTGTGGAAGGTGAAATAGATTTACTTAGTGCTTTAGAAGCTGGAGTAGAAAACACTGTTTCATTGCCTTCTGGAGCTACAAATATTAAATGTATCAAAATGCAAAAAAATTGGCTTAGTAAATTTCAAAAAATAATAATAGCTACTGATGATGATGAAGCTGGAGTAGAAGCAAGAAAAAGAATAGTACATGAATTAAGAGATTTATTAATTCCACTTTATAAGACTTATTTCTACAAGAAAAAAGATGTAAATGAAGTTCTAGTGAAAAATGGAAAAGATAAGGTATATAAATATCTATTAGAATCATGTAGTCAAATAAAAACTGGATTTAGAAATTTTAAAATTGATGATGGTGGATATAACTATTATGGCGGAGAAGAAACTGTTAGAGTTAGTAATTTCTTAGTTGAGGTAGAAGCTTTTTCTGAAAATTTTTTAATAGGTAAAGCTATAAATAATGGAAGAGAGAGAAAGTTTAAGGCTAGAATATCTGATCTTTTATCTATAAAAGGGATAGCTGAAGCTATGGGAGTGTATTTAGCTAGTCCTTCAACTATTCCAAAATTTATAGATTGGTTAAAGGAAGAAAATCAGGAAAAGTATATTGAAGAAATAGAATACTATGGAATAAGAAATGGTAAATACTATGATGAAGATTCAGATGTTGTTTGTGATAAAAGAGATTTAAAAATTACAAAAATTTCTGAAATAGGAGCCTTGACAACAGAAGATAAAGAATGGCTTGAAAAAAATTTAATTCATATGAGAAGTGATGTAAATCAATCTTTATTAGGAATCTGCTGGGCATTAGGTAGATTTCATACTCAAGGAACTTATCCTATCCTAGAAGTTTCTGGGACAACGAGCATAGGAAAAACTGAATATGTTGAGTTTATTTCAAGAATTTTATTTGGTGGAAGGGAAAATATAAAAAGTTTATCAACCTTATCTAATCACCAAATAAGAAGTTTTAGCAGCTGCTCAAATATAACACCTTGGGCTATAGATGAGGTTAAAATAACTGGTAAATTCCAACTTGAGAAAATGAATGATTTATATTCAACTATTAGATCTGTTTATGATAACAAGATTATAAATCAAGGAAATACAACTAATAAATTAGCTGAGTTCCATCTGTGTACTCCATTGATTATCTCGGGAGAAACAAAATTAAGTGATGTGAGTATTCAAAATAGAATGATAAGTACAAGTCTTACCAAAAAGAACAAAGGTGATTTTGAAATTTATAAGAAACTCAAAAATACTGATATTTTAGAAAAACTTGGTAAAACTGCTCTAATGGATAGACTTGAAAATGGTGTTATAGTTACTGACAGTACTATTTTAAGTAAAGTAAAAGATGAAAGGCAACTATATAACCTAAATTGTTTGTTAAAAGGTTTTAAAGCCCTTTCAAGAGTTTTAAAGATAGATATGAAAATTATAAGTAATTTTGTAAGTTTTTTAAATACAGATTTTTCAAAAGAGTATACAACTACTGATAATTTTATTGAACTCTTAAAATTAGTTGAAGATGCAGGGATAGAAAATTTAGAAAGTTTTTATGTATCAACTCCTAAGGAACATTGGGCTAGATTTCAACTTCTTTATACAGCTATCGATGAGCAAAAAAGAAAAACTAATTCTACTCTTGAGTTATTAGATATGAATACTTTAAGAAAGCAGCTAATAGAAGAAGAATTCATTATTTCAACCAACGAACAAAAGAAAATAAAAATAGATCCTTTTAGCCAAGAAACTAAAAATTGTAAGATTGTTAAGTTTAAAATAGTTAAGTAAAGTGTGAAAAAATGGGAATAGTAACCTTAGTAACCACGAGTAACTTTGCAGGTAGCCACTTCAAATATAGAAGAAATGGGAATAGTAACCCGGTAACCAAAAAAAATGAAAAATAGAGACATATATTTATATATATATATAGTTAAAAATTAATATATACCCCTCTTACGCGAGGAAAAGTAAAAAATAGGGCTACCGGGTTACTTTGCAGGTAAAATCTAGCTTTGTTAGGGCTACCTTAAAAGTTACTTTTTTAAAAACAGGTTACTCTTTTGATAAAATGGATATTTAAAATGGTTACCTGTTTATACTAAAAAAATAAACAATTATATTAAATAAAAATACAAGTATTGGTATTAAAAGAAAAAAATAAATTATACTAAATAGGTATATTAAAATAAAAAGGAGCAAAAATGCAAATAATAGAGTTCTGGTATATGTGTTTATCTGCAAATTCTTCTCAAGAATTACTAAATTTAGTAAAAAAACATAAATGGCATTTTGAACACTTAAAACCACAAGCACAGGAGTATTTAAGGAATTTATATAAGATTTATAGAAAAAATGAAGAAGCTTTATATAAATAAAAATGGAGTAAAAATATGGGGAAAAAAATAGATGTCAATGAAATAGTAGATAAAAGATTTAAAAATAAAAACGATGAAGAATTTTATGTTATTAAGTATCTATTTAAAGAAAAAACTAATTACTGCTATGATATTGAGTTTATTGAAACTAAGAATATTCAGATGGCCACTCTCAATCAAATTAGAAAAGGAACCTGTATAGATATAGTTCAAAGAAAGAAAATGAAGAGAATTCAAACTGAACTAAAATTAAAAGAAAGAAACAGATTAGTGAAGCAACCTAAAAATCAAGTTTCTATTCCTTCTAATATCAAAAATATAAATGTTTTGAGTGTTGATTTAGCTACTAGATCAGTTGGTATTGCTTATTCTTGTAAAGGGAAAATAGTGAGATGGAAAACTATAAAAGTTGATTTAGACGATTTTAGAGAAAGAGGATATTTGATTGTTAATGAAATAGTAAATGTATTAGAAACTTCAAAAAAGATAAAAGGTGCAGCAATAGATTTAGTTGTTATTGAGGATGTATATTTAGGCCTAAATTCTAGTATATTATCTATTTTATCTGAGATAAGAGGAATGCTTACATATAATCTAAAAAAATTAAATATAGGTTTATTATTAGTCCCAGCAGTGTTTTGGAAAAATAAATTTGATAATTTGCCACTTGAGAGAAAAGAACAAAAAGAATTTATGATGAATAAATTCAATGAATTTACAGGGAAAATAGCAGATAGTGATGATGTTGCAGATGCTTATATGATGTTAAAGGCTTGTTTAGGAGGATAAAATGAAAATAAAAGAATATGCAGTTGAAAGAATAAAAGATACTAAAGAATTTTTAAAAAGAGATGGAATTGAGGAAAGCATAAGAAGAAATAATTATTCTGTTATAGAAATTCTTGAATATATAGAGGATATGTGTATGGCAGAAGTTAAGGAAACACTAGAAAGATTTGAAAAAAAGTTTGAAATTTATTACGAAAAAAATGGTTTTGATGAAGTTTCTGATGAATATATGCAACAAATAGAAACTTTAAAATCAGTAATAAATATGTGTCAAGAATAATGGCTATTTTAAGTTGGAGGATAAAAAATGAGTTTAGGAAAAAGAGTAAAAGAATATAGAGTAAATAATAATATGGATCAAAAGGAATTTGCTGAGAAAATTGATGTGACACAACCTTATTTATCACATTTAGAATCTGGAAAAGTTGAAGCTAGTGAAAGACTTAAAAATAGAATATTAAAAATTATTGAAAACAAGACTCAAGAAACTGTTGAAACTTCTGAAGCAGATAATGTTAAATCACCAAAGCATTATATACTAGAAGGTTTAGGGATTGAAGTAAAAGATGTTATTTTTGAAGTTACAAAAGATATGAAAGGAAAAGAAGCTGTTTGTGTTGGAAATATTCTCAAATATGTAATGAGAGCTAGAAAGAAAAACGGAATAGAAGATTATAAGAAAGCTTATGAATATTTGGGTTATTTGTTAAAGGATTGATTTTTATGCAAAAAATAAGAGTTACTCACAAAGACGGAGATATGCAAGGAATTACACTTATGTACTTAATAAACAAGTACTTGAAAATTAATAGAGAGCTTT